AATAACAAGTGTGGTTTCGCTTCAATCAAACCATTCTGTGTAATCAGTACGTGTTCAGACTTAGCTTGGAATTCTTCAATTGTTGTTGCATCAACGTAAGACATTGCAGAACGAACACCATCACTGATGTCACTTATTATTCGTTCAACCTTACCCTTGTACGGAATCAACTTTGAATTACCTTCTACATTCTTTTCTTCCAAACCGTGAACTTGTTTAACTTCCGCCGATGCAGAACCACGATATTTTTTGAAGAGTTGTTCGTTCGGCCATATCCCCATTCGATGTATTTCACCAGGACTCTCACGAGTTCCTGCGAGAAGCGAACCCAACATCACAGAATCTGCTCCGAGTGAAAGTGCCTTAGCAACATCGCCCGTCATACGAATACCACCGTCTGCAATAATCGGAACATCTATTCCTGATTCTTCAACTGCACGAATAGATTCGATGAGAGCAGTTACTTGTGGAATACCAATTCCAGTTCTAATTCTAGTTTCACATAGGGAACCATTACCAATACCAACACGGATTGCGTCGGCTCCCCATTTTGCTAGATTTTTTGCACCATCATATGTAGCAACGTTACCAGCAATAACATCTACATAGTTTGGGAGATTTTGTTTACACCATGTAATTGCATCTCTTACTTGTTTTGTGTTACCATGTGCAACATCAATAAGAAGAACGATTGCACCGGCGTTTACAAGTTCCTGTGCACGTTCTTTGTAATCACCTGTTGCACCAATTGCTGCCGAGACTAACCTCTCTTGTTCCTTGATCTTACGAACGTGATTGGATTGTTTTTCGATTGACATAAATCTATGGACAATACCAACTCCACCATGTGATGCAATTGCAATAGACATATCATATTCCGTTACGGTATCCATCGGTGACGCAACTAATGGAGTTCCTAACTTATATTGCTTTGTGAATCTTGTAGTTAGATTACATTGACTACGAGATTCGACTTCACTGTAAGCCGGAATAATTTGGATGTCATCGAAAGTATATGCGTACTTCATTACTTTATCCTATTTTCTTTTGGACATAAATCGTATCTGTTTTTAAATTCACACCACCTACAGCTTTTATCCTTTTCGCCGGCCGTTGCTGGATATGTAATATCTGTTCTCTTATTTCCTTCCTCATCGAAGTTTGTTACCACGAAGTTTTGAATTTCATTGAGAATATTACTTTGTGATATTTTACCGTGAGGAGGTTCAAACCGTTGAACACGTTTTCGCATGGCGGCATATTCTGTATTCTCATCAATCTTACGTTTGAGAATTAAATACTCAACAACAATATTATCGGGATCGATGTTGAATTGTTTTGCATAGAAGGTTTTGTAAAGAACAAGTTGAGAAATTTTTGTTTTGTCTGCCTTGGTATACTTGTTCCAACCACTTGTTGAAGTTTTAAAATCGTAGATATGGATTGTGCCTGTCTTCTTATTCTTCATAACAAGGTCAAGAAATCCAACGAGACGAACGGTTGGGTGTGATTCAACAGGAACAATGTTGATTGGTGATTCGATACCAATAAGTTCCCAATCATTCTTTGTAAAGAACTCGTCTCTCTTTGATTTGAACCAACGAATAATCTCAATACCATCAATCAGGTATTCTTGCATCTCATCCTTGTCAGAGAAATGTTTACCATCATTTTCTTCTAATGACTTTTTATATTCCTCTTGTATCTTTTCTTGAAGAAGAGTTTCAAGTGGAAGTTCATTTGCCTCTTGAACGGTAGATCGATACATCAGTTCAATATACATTTGAAGAACTTCGTGCATTGCTGTTCCGAACACAAGTGCAAGTGACGGTGAACCAACATCAATCTTGTCAATGTAATTCAACTTCCAACGATGAGGACATCCCTTCCACATTTGATATTGTGAAAAGGAAATTCTTGAAGAAGACATTACTTACCCCACTTCCCGTTTTGAACAAGTTGGGCAATGATGGCATAGACACTCAAATCCTGAAAAGTATCTGTAACAGGTTCACCGACGGTATCTTTGATACTGTTCATAACAAGTTGTCTCCATCGTTGCATTTTATCATTGGAACGAAACCAAATACCAGTCAAAGAAAGACGAATGTCTTCAGGCGTACTCAAATCAGTGCCTATGGATATGTTTGACTTTCCGTAATTGCGTTGCTTTTTACAGAAGGTTTCATATTGATGCCACATTATTCGACGGAATTCTTTTGTCATTTCTGGATGTTGTTCCTCGATTATCTTTACACTTTCCTTGTCTGTAAACTCAAAGTCCGTTGGCCAATATGGTGGATTATCATTTGGTCTACCCAAGTCAATTTCTCTTATTGCCATTTTAGTTGTCCTCATTTTATTGTCTTCAATTGTTTTTTAAATTTTTCAATGTCTTCTTTCTTTGTTCCGTATGATTCCAAGATAGAAATCAATATATCGGAGTTCTGTTTATTCAGGTCAGTAATATACTCATAAATTACTTTCTTTCCAAGTTGAAAATGTTGACAGAACAAATCAATAAACTGTTGGTCTATCTCTATCTTGTTTTTCTTCTTGGTATATTTCAAAAAGAAAGATGTCTTTGGTAGAGCAGCAAAGAGAAGATTATAATAATCTTTTGGTGTAAGGATTCCGTTGGAATACTTTTGAAACTCATTGATGACCTCTACCAATTCCATCTCCATAGAAAACCAACGTGAAACAATAAAATTGCTCCACGTCTTTTGGTCTTCCGCTGAAAGAGTATCCCACTTCTTTTTGTCTTTGGTCACACCCTTTATGTGGTCAAATAAGTTGCGAGCCATCGTTCTTTAATGCCTTAGGTAAAAGTTCCTTAGCAACAGTACCACAATCAATACACGCAAATGTTTCAATTGGTGCCATTGTTGGTTTACCACTTGGTGACATTAGCGCTGAAATTTTCTTAAACATAAAAACCACATTGAAGAAGTGGCCACCACAATTGTCACAAACCAAATCTTCTGCTTTCGCCAAATCAAAATTCACACTCGGTTTTGGTGGTTGTCCACCATCTAAATCAAATACATTGCTCATAGTTATTTCCTTTGGTCAATTTCCATAATTAGTTGAATAAACATTGCCATCGCATTAATTTCATGATCTACTACCATTGCATCTTTGTATTGTGATTCCGCGATAATAAGAATTACAGTTGATACAATCCCATTCGCAAATCCTTCTACGTTATCATACAGATAACGGAAGAGCGGGTTGTAATCACGGATTGAGTTGTCAGCAAGAATTTGACGAATCTCTGTGTACTTTTCTTTCTTATTCTTACCTGACTTCAAGATGTCAATAATAGTTGAATAGAAGTTATTCTGAACAAGAGTTGACTTATCAAGTTGCATCTTACCATCAAGAATACAACGTTGAACCGTATTTAGAACACGACGAATATCTGGATAAGTCATGTTGATGATTTGTGCTAAATCTTCCTTTGAGAACTCCACACCTTCCGATTCAAGAATTCCCATCGTGTGAACAGCAACATCTTTCTTAGATGGAGGAACGATGTTGAAGATTTGACACCGAGATTGAATCGGGTCAATAATCTTGTCCACGTAATTACACGTTAGGATAAATCGTGTTGTCTTGCTGAACGTCTCCATAATGTTACGGAGAGCAGCTTGTGCATTTGGAGTGAGATAATCAGACTCGTCGAGAATGATAATCTTCAAACCACCGAAACCAACAGACGATGCGAACTGCTTGATTTTATCTCGGACGGTATCAATGGAGTTCTCATCGGAAGCATTTATGTAAATGTAATTGTCTTTTGAAATTGTGTTGGCTACAATCTTTGCAAGTGTTGTCTTACCACTACCGGCATCACCATAAAGAAGAAGGTGTGGTACATCACCTGATTGTAGGTATCTCTTGAACGTTTCCTTGATTGTTTCGTTTCCAATATACGTGTCAAGTGATTGTGGACGATACTTTTCCACATAGAGAGTGTGTTGGAGATTGAACATTTTGAAACCTTATTGTTATCAGATGAATACAATATACGAAATTTTTGGGACATTTCCAAATGAAAAAGGGAACCAAAGTTCCCTTTTATCTCACATATATTTTTTGAATTAGTTGTTCTCCAAACGAACCAAGAAATAACGTGATTCAAATCCATCAATTTCAAACTCTGCCTTGGCAAGACCTTCGGATGATACCGCAAGTGTTCCACCATTCAAGTCCTTGTTTGCTGCAAGAATCTCACGGAAATACTTTGCTGAGAATGAAATCGGTTCAATGTCTTCACTAACTTCACAATCAATATCGAGAGAGATACGATTTGAGTTTAGATTAGAATGTCCAAGAACAACTTGATACTTATTCAACTTTTGATTCTTGATAAGAGTAAAGTGTTCAATTTCAGGAAGAGCTCCCTTAGCACGGATAAACTTATCAATAAATTCCTTTGTCAACTTGATTGTAAGTTGGAACGGAGGAAGTTGCTTCAATTCTGGTGTTGGTGGAATAACTGCCATGTCAGCCAACATATAGTTTACCGTTGTTGAGTTATCGTCAAGTGTAAGTGAGAACGCCTTGTCTTGTGCAAGATTGATATTGAAATTAATTTCATTACCAAGAACACTAATCAACTTAACAAGAAGGTCTGTGTTATAAACGCCGATACTTGACTTTGTTCCATTGAATGTATTCATTCGAACTTCTCCTACCACCGACTTATCGTCAGAGATAAATCGAGTTGAAAGAGAACCATTAGAGTTCCACGCAACTGATTGAACCAAACCGTTTAGGTGATACTTAC